TTCTTCTGCGGTGGGGGAGTCTCATCGAGGATGACATAGCTGCTGATGTCGAGTATGTCGTTGAATTTGCGGAATTGCTCGATGGCGTAATCGACGGAAATGGCGGAAACGCCGGCGGAGGTCGCGTTCTTCTTGAAGGCCTGAATTGCCGATTCCGATATTTTGTGGCCTTCGCGCAGCGCCAGGGTGATGCCGGGAGACGGGACATCGATGCCGTCCGAAAGCACAAAGAGGCTGTGCCTGACGACCTGTGTCTCCATGTTGCTGTATTCCGGGGACCGATACACCGATTCGCCCTTGGTTGACTGGAGTGATCGCAGGATCGCTCTCGCCGATTCGTCCGGGGTCAGGTCCGCAAGGCCGAATTGCGAGAGCCACGTCCTGACATGGTCAACGATGCGCCTCCACAGCGTCGTGTTTTCTCGCGCCTGACGAGCAATGAACTCATCGGCCATGAGGTCTTCGCTTCCCTCGTAGCCCAAGGACTTGAGCTGGTTCTGAATTTCTGGCGTCACGTATTGACGTGCGAAATCTCGAACCCTGGCCCTCCCCTCCTTCGTCAGCAATTTCCGGTGGGCGAGTTCTTCCCGGACCATCGGCCTGATGCGTTCCGGTGTCCTGATCAATTGTGCGGCGTTGACCAGTATCCTGCCAGATGGCTGCGTTTCGGCCTCCACAAGCACTCCCGGTCTGGCTTGCCACCCTGGTCTCCAGACAATGTCCGCATCTCGCAGCCCCTCGGCCTCGATTGCCGCCTTGATCCTGGCGATGGCAGGCTGGTTGCCTTGCTCTGAGATGGTCTTTTGAATGGCGATATTCTGCGCCGCACTGAAGAATGGCTCCGGGGCACCCTCCGCCACCGACCTTCGCGGCTGCTCCGGCTTGCCCCAGGCGTCGTTCCTGAGCACCCTTGCCTGCTCCCTGGTCAATTGCGCCGCCGGCCACAGCCCCTGGATCTGGCGTATCGTTGTCGCGTTCGCCCGTTTGATTTCCTGAACAGCGGTGAGCCTTTCGGGCTGAATTTCCTCTTCTCCCGGAACCACTACCCGTGGCTTCTTTTGCTGTGGAACAGCAGGCTTTTCCTGGGTCGGCTGTGGGACACGATTTGGTACAAACGGTGTCCCAATAGCCGGTGCAATTTGGGCCGCTCTTTCGAGCGTCAGCACTTCTTGCCTTTGCGCTTCTTCACTAGGTATCACCCCACTTTCTGTTGGAACGATTTGCCGCCTTTCAAGCTCCGCCTTGAGTTCCGTGGCGGTTTCTGGCGTAACTTCGTAAGCTCCTTTCGTCCAGACATTTCTCTCCTCATCAAGGCGGTAGCCCTCATCAGCCAATTCGTCGGCCCATTCTGCAATGCCCATCTCGCGAATAAGCGGATCGTTCACGACATCGTTCGATATGTCCTGGCCGACTTGAAGTGCCCTGACGAAATTGGACCTGATATTGGTGAATCTGGACGCTTCCTCCGGCGTTACCTCCCTCTCCCCACCGGGTTCTTCGGGTGCTTGCTGTTGTATATTCTGGCTGCCTTCTTCTGTGCGGCCTTGTACGCCAGCCCCTCCCGGTGGAACTTGTCCCGCATTCTCACGTACGCTTTCGGCATCTTGCTCACCTCTTTTCTGTCTTAGGCCCATAGCCGTGGCAGGCACCCCGAAGAGAGTCTGCACAACAGCACCAACTCCACCCTCCCTTGCTATCGCAGCAGGGTCGAGGGTTCCGTCCACTACCATATCCTGCAGACCGCGTTGGGTGGCCTCTTCCAGTCCACCGGAGATCAGGTTCTCCAGCCCAGTCCTTGCGTAGACCCAAGCCAGGGACTTGGCAACCTTCTTTCCAAACTTGCCCTCAATCTGCCCCAGCACTTTGCCTACACCAAACTTCCCCTCAAGCGCCATCGCCCCAACCGTATACGCCCCGGACTTCCACATTGCCTTCGTCCAGTCACGAGGCTCTCCTTCGGTATCCTGCCTCGTCAACTCCCTCTCGAAGACATCGGCGAACTCCCCAGTTCCACCTAGCCCCAGCGCCGTAGCCAGCCCTGCAGTTCTCCCAGCCACCTTCGTGACAGCCATACCTGGCACAAACATCGAGGCGAACTGCCCGATGCCTCTCCTCACATCCGTGGCGAAGTCTGGTTTCTCCGGCTGGTCGAAGGCTTTGAAGAGGAACTTGTCCACCTTACTCCCAACATCCTGGAGGACTCCTGGCTCCCCCCGGATCGTGGACTCCAGGAAGCCTGCGGTCTTGATTGGGCCTACGACTAAGCCTTGTGCGGCCCCGTATCCGATGTCGCCTAGCTTGCTCGCGAGAGTCCTTGGCTCCTCAGCAGACTGCCCAAGGGCTTCATCCATCTCTGCCTCTGTGAAGTCAGAAGGAAACGTGAAGCCCTTGTAAGTCTTCAGTCCACCACCACTGCTCGCCGCAGCAGTCTCCATCTCCTCTGCCGTGAAGTCGTCAGGAAACGTGAGTCCCTTGTATGTCTGTGGCATATCACCGCGTCTTGAGATTGTAGATCATGTTGGAGTTGGTGTTACCCAACCTTGGAGGCCAGTCAACAGGAGGCCAGTTGATGACTGACTGATCTTCTTCGAACGTAGGTGGCACATACATAGGCAATGCGCTGCCAAGACCAGGAAGCGGCTCATTCTTTCTGGGGGCAAACGTCTTCTCAAACCAGCGAGATACCACTGGATCAATCGACAGTGGGTTCGAAGGGGTGACAGGACGCCCAATAACGTCGGTGAAACGTGATTTGGGTTCAGGAGCAGCAGCCGCAGCCGGTGGCGGTGTTGCAGGTGGCGCAGCACCCTTCGGATTTTTCTTCGGGTTTCTCATCGGCTTGCCCGTGACTGGGTCACGAATGAAGTCAGGTTCCTCTTCACCACCCGGAGGCGGCTCTCCTGCCCCAGTAGGCTTCCCTTGGGGAAATGCACCACCGCCTTCTAGCTGTGCGATGGCAGCGTCAGTCTTCTTGTTTTCCTCATCACTCAGCCTCGTATATTCAGCATCGGATAGATAGCCCTGCTCATACCTAGATTTGAGCCGTGCGTGCGTATCCCTGGATCGGTCTCGAATGACATCATACTTGATCCGGTTTGCATTAGCTGTGCTACCACCCAATATCCTAGCCCTCTCCTCCGGTGAGGCAGTCTGCAACGAAATCACCCGTGCCAGCCCTACAATGTTGTCACTTCGCCCCTCAGACACAGCACGAACCCAAGGCTTCACTGCCTTCTTCAGCTCGTCGTCCGCTACCGAAACTCCCTGGATCACTTTCGACAGTGGCCCCACTGCCTCCGCAATCTCCCTATCCGTCTGCTCCTCATGCAGCATTTTCATCCGCTGGAACTGCGCCTGCTGACCATACAGCTCGGTCATGGCGTTGGCCTGTCGTGAGCGTGCCCTAATCATAGGCGCGTTCGTCAACGCCTCTGCAATGATCCGAATGCCGCCTGACAGCCCTGTTCCTAAACTGTTGATGTCACCTGCTGGTTGAAGTGGAGTAGCCATAAGTTATGCCATGTTTCCGTAAATCGACGTGTAATTTGGTCTCAAATCAAACAACCCAGGTTGAAGCGCCTCACCTTCCTTCAGCATCCCACCCATCTGCACCGCACGAGCCTGCTCTGTCGAGAGAGTCGGATCTCCATACCCCAGAGCCGCCGCAGTCCCTCCCAGTGCCCCAAGGCTGCTCATCACACCTCCCAGTGTCCTCAGCTCACTCCCTTGCTGCTGCGCCTCCAACATATGGTATGGCATCAGCCCTGCATACTCCCTAGCCATCTGCATCGTCGGAGCCATCTCATAATTTGCCATCATGTCTTTGATTCTCTGCTTGATGACCCACTCTGGTTGCGCCATGTACCCGGCACGAGCAGTGTTAGATCGCCCTTCTCGCATCTCTTCGACGGTCCTTTGGGATTCGGACTGCGAACGCTCCTGTGGGCTATACTGCGCCATCTGCTGGACCTGGGCTTCTTCGTATGCCTTTTGATGTGTCTCTGAAGCCTCACCCATCTGTTGCTCTGCCACTTCTGCTCCTGCCTGTGCTTTGCTTGCTTCATAAACTGGCTTCAGCTTGTTGGCATACATCCTCTGACGGGCCACCTGGTCGTCCACCGCCTTCCGCATAGCCCTCTGCTGCTGTGCACTCGCAGCCATCTGCGCCCCTGTGCCAGCCGCCGACATTGCAGCACTCGCAATCATCAGCGCCCAAGGATACATGAGCACCCCAGTCGCCACCAAACAACCAATCCCACAGGTGATCCACACTTCAATAGGCATACACATTTCTCCCGGACCCACCGCTCTTCGCACCGAAGGTCAGCGGAGGATTATACTGGTTGTAGGCATTAGCCATCTGGTTCGTGGAGTAGATATTCGCCCAGTCGGCAAAGAGGTTCCCAAGGGGAGCCACGGTCGAAGGTTCCTGGTATTGTGCCGCCGTCCTCATCGCGCCCACCGCTGCACTGCTCGGGTCCATACTGTTCATCGCCTGCGCCATGAGCCGACTCTGCTGATCCGCAATCTCCCCCTGCAACTGCTGACGCTGCTGGAAAGACGTGTCAACGAGTCCTTGCTCCTGCTTCGACAGCTCCTTCTGGAGGCCAGTCGCTAGCTGCCCAGCAGAACTGCTTCTCAACAACCCCCGATTCGCCAAACTGTAAGTCAGATTCTTCTGCGCCTCCTGATACTGCTCTGCGAGCTGCGGCATCGTATAGTCCATATACGCCTTCTGCCGCTTCTCGTAGAACTCAGGAGTGAACGAGGAGAAGATCTTGTCGATCTCCGTCTGCGCTCCCAGGATGTCTTTCTCCCTGGCGAGCTGTGACTTCGTTAACTCGCTGCTGTCGTAGCTGTCTCCTCCGTACATACATCGTACTTTCTCATTCCGCTCCACTCACGCAATCCCGGCCACCCTCTAGCCAGGTAGATCATGTGCATCAGGACATCTATGTCTCCACATCTCACCGCCGGGGCCAACGCCCTCTCCTTCGGGTCAGCCGATAGCGCCATCTTATCCCCGTCCAAGCACCTCGTCAGCGCCATCGTGAACATCGCCAACATGGACTTGTTGTTTGCCACCACGAATGGGTTCACCAGCAGATCCTGAACGAAGTCATGCAGAGCTTTGAAGGCACGCTCTTTCCTCTCCACCGGCCACTGGACCTCGTCAATCAGGTCATCAAAGGCATGTGCGAAGTTCCAGAATGACCACATGGCGTTCTTGATCGCGGCATCGTTGCCTCCAACGATGTTTATCAACTTAATCACATCTGGCTGCTTCTTCAGTTCCTCTGGTGTTTCCATGTAGTCCATTAGCGATGTGTCTCCGGTTCCCAGTGAATAATCATTGAGGACAACGCTGCATGACCTTCAGAGAGCTGCGTCAGCTTCACAAGAAGGTGCGTCCCATGTAGCCCAACAGGTATCCTAGCATACTCCACCGTTGATAGAACAACTGATGCTGTCAGTGTCCCATATCCAGCCGCCGCTGAGATGTCTGCGACCAGGACATTCACCCCATTTGACACCTCCACCTTCCACGTTCCAAACCCCAGCAGATCAAGCGCCACGAAGTACTTCAACGTACCGGGCGTCTTCATGTCGTAGAACGGCACGATGATGGTGGACTTGTCATAGATAGTCCCATGTCGGCCTGCTGTGACTAGTGCCCTATACGCATCCGCATTCCCCAGGAGATACAAGGTCCCAGCCTGAGATGCACTGTACTCCGGCACGAACGACACCGCCCCAGAGTCGCTCGGCGCAGCAAACGGATCATACACAGACCAAGCTGACACCTTCGTCGCTGGGAAGTAGCTGAAGACGTAGAACTTTCCTACCAGGTAGAGCCAATACCGTCCATCATTGATATTATACCACCCAAAGCACTGCTCCAACTGAAGGGCTGTGGCCGCTTCCACAATCGGCTGAATCAGTCTGTCTATCGACGTTCCAACATCATGCACGTTCACCAGATCCGTGCTCTCCCTGGCTCGAAGAGATCGCACTCCCGTGTATGACAGGAAGAATACATCCAACTCCCCGTAGCTCACAACAGACCTCGGCGCACATGTCCCGATGTTCTCAAGACTCTGCACCAGCGCCCATAGCTTCGGGTCGGCGTTGTATTGCCACAGTTGGACGTTGTTGTCTGCGAACAGGGCCAATCTTCCTGCGTAGGGCGCCACCGCCACACACTCCAGCGCCTCCCCCCTCTCACCGCTCATCTGGATATACCCGAACCCAGCGAACCGCTCCTCAAATCCCGTAGGCTCATCAATCCCACTGCACACCAGCTTGTCCGACGCGCAGAACATGATCTGATTCTGGTAGGTTGTGACGAAGCTGGGCTGCAGGCCAGTGACCTCCTTATACCCCACGGTATAGTCCACATTGCTGTAGTTCAACACTACGGCAATTCGGTCCCCAGCCGCCCAAGTCCCACTGAATGTGAACTTGTACGTCGCCCCCGTGATGTCCGAAGGAACAGTGGTCCCTCCAGAGAACGCTACCAGCAGACTCTGTGTCGAGCAGGTGTTACTTGCGGTTGCCATTAGATCAGCTCCATGTGAACTGGCAGAGTCAGTTGACCAACCCTGGCGACTCCGCTTGTTCTCTTCTCCGTAACCGTCAGCATGAAATAGCTTCCAGCCGGATACTCCTCAGCAGGAGGCATAAACTGCGGATTCGTCCAGTCGGTGCCATCCACTGTGAACGGCGCTGCTTTAGGCTTGTCTGGATATGAGTCGTAGCCGGTACGCTCCCAGGCCCCAGTGTATTTCTGAAGCAGCTCTGCCTCGGTCATCAGCGCAAGATGGAAGGTCAGGTTCGTCTGGGACTGCTTGATATAAGACTGATGCGCAGTACTACCTCTCTTGCAATACACCGCACACGCCGGAGGATCTACCGAAATCGCAAGCGGAGGATAGTCCATCCCCACCTGTGGCTGATACAGGGAGGCATCGGAGAATGGATACGCGGTGATCTGAGCTGCTCCAGAGATCGCCGTATACGTGACCACTACGTTATAGGTAACGGCAGGGGTGTATGGTGCCACCGCACCTACGGTATTCCCATACGTGACCTCCACCTCTTTCCCGATGCTGAAGACCGCATTCGGGTATTCTTGGAAATCTGAAGGATCGCTCCCAGCCGGAAACGTAATACTCGAAGTCGCCAGCTTCGTCGCCACGAACCCATGCGTCCCGGTGGTCCCATTGATGGTGTCCACCAGGGCCTGACAGAAGAGGTCTGCGTCGTCTCCGTAGGTAGATGACTCGATGCTAGCAGCTAGCAGCGGCACCGCAGCTCCACCTCCAGACGCTGTTGCCACAATCGAGTCGATCCTAATTCTAGAACTGATGGTGCCAGCATTCACCGCAAACGTGCATCTCGTCATCACCACCGGCCCACTGACCGTCACCTTCAAGAGCCACCCATTGTAGGTCGTATCATTGTCAAACGCCGTGATCCACACGGTCCTATCCGTCGCCGTTGCACTAAAGTCCAGGTCCCTCTCCTCCGGTGCATACGCATTGATCGCCGCCGCTACCGCTTCCGCCATCGTCGTAGTCGTCGTGCTGGCCGTAGCGGAGATCGGCGTATTCGGATCAATCAGGTCCAGCTCAGTCGTGCCAGCCGCATTCATCGCCTGAATCCGATTTATCGACCCTCCGCTGTTCACCGACATAATTGCAAACCCAGCCCACGGAGACAGTCCGAACGAATCTGACTCGTCATCCGGCTTGTAGTATGTCGCCACCTTTCCGCTGGTGCTCGTCTTCGTTAGAGTGATCTGCAGGTTCGTCCCATGATCGGCCTCGACAGACACCACAGAGTTGCCCACATTGTGAGCCACTGCTGTTGTGATCCCGGTAATCCCAGCGAACATCTGCCCCACATGTGTCGCCACATCCGTCACAGCCGTCAACCCATCCAGCACCAGCCCATCCCTCAGTGCCTTCACCAGCACCGGAGGATCTCCGTAATACGCATACCTATTACCATCGGCAAACTCAGCCACCACCCACGGAAGATTCTTATATGCTGTGACGCACACGATCTTCGTCAGGAGGTGCTTGGTGCCATCATACGCACCCCCAGCCAGCACCACAGGATGCCGCAGCCGAGTGTACGAAAGCTCTGGCGTATCTGCTACTGAGATCAGGTCCATCTTAGTCCTCTACGATAGGCATACCCATGCCGGGGATTTCTACGGAACCAAATGTGTACAGCTTCAGGCTAGTTGCCAACAACCCATAGAACGGATTCGGCTCCATCTTAGCCACAACCTCACTGGTCTTATTGTTCTCAATCTCCCCGGCCTGACTGACATGCCCATTAGTCAACTGCACAAGCGACCCGGCAGGGAGTCCGAGAGGAACCACATTCCTCACCATCCCTGCCTTGAAGTTCTCTATGATGGTATATGGCATACTACACCGGCTTCACGTAGTCCTCATACGGCTTCTCGGCCAGCGCGAACACCGCCTCCCACTGCTCCTTGGTCGGTGCCTCCACCGACAGCAGGTTCAGAAGCGCCCGTGCCAGCTCTGGGCCATACTTCACCAATGCCAACGCGATAATCTCCCAGGTACTCATTGCATCAACCTTTCCACAATTGTTACCAACGCATTCTTGTTCGCCATGAGGGTGTCCAAGGCAAGCTCAAGAGCCGGTCGGTTCTTGTCCACCAGATACAGGTTCACCGCACTATGTGCCACACGCATCGCTTCCTGATACTGCTGGTAGGCTCCCTTCACCACCAGTTCATCCTCCGCACTAGCCTTGCCTGCTCGCACATAATCCCCCCACCCGTTCATCGCAGCATCCACCGTCACCGCTATGCTGCCGATGATCTTGTAGCTATTCGTCTCCGTCGTCGCGCATCCGCTAAACAGGAGGAGCACTAGGAGTGCCCCCATTGCTCTTACCGTTGCCATTCTTTGTCCTTTCTCGTTCCGCACTTCCATCAATGAAAGCACGCAGTGTTACCATCCCGGTGAGCGCCACCGACACACCCATTGTGCCGTAGTCCCACCATGTCAAACTGGCTATCTTGTCCACCGGCACGCTCTGCACCCATGCTGTCACAGCAGTGAGCATCGCAATACCCACATACAAGAAGCCCCTAAGAATCACATATGAGTTCATTTTGCCTTTCTCACACACATGAGCACCGGCCCAATCACCGTGAAGCCAAGGCCGATCCACCATGTAAGCCGAGAGCCGCCAAGCTGCAGAAGCACTGGCCCTGCTGCCAGCAGGCTACCACCTAGCTTCGCCACATCGAGAAAGCGGTTCATGGATACCAGTTCGTTCGATTCAACGTGCTCACTCTCCCAGTGCCAACCGTGCTCGGGCTAAGTGGGGGAGCCACGATGGTGTATGTCCCACTCGTCACTGCACTCTGTAGCCAGTTCGTCTGGTCATAGCCAAGGAACCACCCGAAGGCATTGATCGTCCGAGTGCTGGTCAACGTGATCGGCCAGTTCCAGACATCGCTATTTGTCGTAGGTGTCGTGCCATTCGTTGTATAGAAGATACTCGCATTTGTCGGGATCACCTGCATCCCAACCGAAACACTGTTAGTCCATGTCCCTGGCGCTTCGTTGAACGTAGGCACACCAACACTGGTCAGCGTGTTTGTGATCGTGTAGATTGCCGTAGCAACCGGACTGTCGTTGTGCCCAGCCAGTATTGCAATCGCCTTGTTCGTGGCTGTGGCTGCTAGGAAATAGCCACCTCCGCCAGGGTAGAGAGTGCTGCCTGCCGTCGGCGTTGTGCCATCTGTCGTGTAGTAGATCGCCGCTGTGTTCGTCGCGCACGTAAGCACCACATACACTCCGTTCGTATAGGTCGGCGTAGTGCTCACTGTGAAGGTCGGCGTCGGCAGATTCGGCCCTGTGATCGTGTAGATGCCGGTTCGCACGGAGGAGTTTGTGCCAGTGAGCGGCACCGTTGCAATAGCCGACAGGGTACGGTCGGTGACGATTCCGATGGGCGCTGTGTAGAGGGTATTTGCAGGAGTATTCGTCGTCGCCGGAGTTCCATTTGTGTTCCAGTAGATCACAGAGCCAGGAGTTGAGCACGAGATGACCACAGACTGAGCGTATTCATGCGCACCGGCAGCGGGTGTAAAAACAGGTGTGGCTACACTAAATTCAGCCACTGGTGTATCAGTGAGGTAGTATGCCCGATACCCTGCTGGGATGTTGGTAAAATAAAGAGAAGCATAGTTGACCATCGACGCCCCATTTGCTGGATCAAACGGAGGCCATTGCCTATCGCCGAACCAGGATGGTTTCTCAGTCAAATAATAGCTGTTTGGAATCTCATGGTTGGAGTTTGTCGAGTTCCAAACAATTGCATTATTGTAAGAGTCATAATTCCCATGCCGATACAGCGTTGTATAAGTAGCCATATCACTTGGAGTAATCCACGGATACTCTGGGGTCGGTTGTGGTTTTTCGCTTAACCCTATCTTATATATATAATATGGACCTACTCCAGAACTACCACCTGGGTAAGCCTCGTATCCTGTATGCCAACCAGACCTGCCCAATATGTTCGCAACAACGGAGTAGTGTCGATTGAAGCAGTCAATCCAAATGGGAAACGTTCCTTGGTTTCTGAACGTCATCTCTGGACCGACCCACCTGTTTCTAAAAATGACGTTATGGCTCGAACTTCCATGAAAATTGTCAGCCCTAGCCGTTGTTCCCCAATTCCCTTCAATAAGGTTCATACAATTGTGTGCATCATGGGTCGTTGAAGATGACATAGTGTATGTGTCAGGAGGCGTGTAGTAAGTTAGGTAATAGTTATTCGTTGAGTAATTGTATGCAATTACATTTCCTGCTGCACATGCTCCTAGTACAATAGGTCCGCAAACCTTCACGAAAATGTTGTCTTCAACAAGCGAATTGTGCACACCATATAGTAGAATCCCATAACTCATCGACATAGCAGTCCGTGTTCCGTAAAATGTCGAATTTTTCACAGTTAAAGCATCGCTCCACAGTCCTAGTACGTGGGTCGTATAGGTAGAGCCACCGAATTCATTCGTGATATAGACATTTGTGACCCAACAGTTAGCTGCCCACCAAAATGCAATCGTTGACCCATAACTACCATCACCTACTGCATACGTACCGTTAATTGCCAAATCCTCGATTCCTACCTTGTGAATATACGAAAGCGTTGGAGATGTTGCAAGTGAGTGCGACCACCATGCTTGTGGGCTTCTTGTCGAACTCCATTGCTCCATGTGAAGAGGGGGCCAGAATGTAACCGTTGTCCCATTTATGGCTTTAACAATTGCCATGTGTTGTTGATTGCGTGTGTTGTTTTCGCGACTCATACCTGGCCCTTCGTAAAGGAACGGAACCACAGCAAATACATCTGCGTTTGTGTCATTTAGTTGGTCAAGGCAGAATACATCTCCAACCAACAATCCAGTAGTATGAGAGAGAACAATGTTAGTCGTTCCTCGTGTAAAGCCAGACACCCAATTTGCTATGTGCGGTGGGGGTGTTGTGTTGATCTGCCATATGTGACCAGACTTCACACCAATTAGACCCCAACCGCCACTCCCAGTGAAGTTGAGCAATGTGCTTCTACCCTGCCCACGTAGGACAACACCATGCCTGCCCTCTATGTAAATGGGGCCAGTTAAATTAAACGTGCCACTTCCAAGAAGCACAACCTCATTGCTCTCACACGTTGATATTGCTGAATTTATTTGTGCCGCAGTTGAGCCAGCTGGAATATTGGCGTGTATAGTGGTGACGCTTGGAATCCCACCATCAACACCAGCCGTCTGCCAGTATCCTATTCTATTCGCAGGAAGGAAATCCGGCGACGTGGCGGAACAAATCGAGTAGATGGCAATGCCAAAGATGGCTGATGTAATTCTCAACTTCATTCCGGATTATCCGTTAAGATTGCAGAGCTAGATGTAATACGGATCGTATCCATCGTAAATACAGCAGTGCCACCAACAAGAGTAAGAACAGTCGGCGTGCTATCATCAGTTCCATTGGCGTAGTCGATCAACGGAATAGTCGGAATCACACCAGTATTGTTGGTGACCCAGAGCTGGAACACACCGTTGGATGCTGTTGGGCTCGTGGCAGCTTTCCAATGCCACCATACATGATTGGTTTCCAACAGTTCGAAGGAATACGTCATGTTAGTGATTCCTGCTGTTCCATGTCTCATTGCAACGAAAAAATATGGTTCAACAGTGATTGCCCGCATCCCAAGGAAGTTTGTGCCAATGGCAAGTCCAGTGCCGTAATCAACTGACGCGTCCGATGAAATATGCTGCATCCGCAAATACCCATAAAGATCGTTGGTGGTACCAAGTGCATTTGTAATTACGTTACCACTCGAAAGAAGGCACGAATTGGTTCCCTCCAGCTTGTAAGTGTCGTATGTAAGATCGCAAGTTCCGCTCACAGCATAGTTCGTCCCACCCGGCTCAAAGTTTTCATAGAACACATATGTCATCGCAGGCTCCACCTGCGTGCTGTTGTTGACGACTGCCATGTTGTTCGTGCTGACAACAGGGTTAGCGCCTCCGTCCTGCCAGTCGCCCGTGACAGAACTATAGGAGGCTGTGATAGTCTCAACGGCATACACAGTCCTGTTCAGATTGAAGATGATGTTGGTGTTGTAGTTGCCTTCTTTGTAGGTGGCAACTAGCGCCGCTCCATCTGACGTGAGCGTCCATCCAGCGGATAGGCCGCCGCCGTAATTCACCGCCTCAGTATGAACTACCGTCAGCTCTGTCCCTGCCACATTGATAGCTAGGCTCACCACATACGGAGCAATAAGATCCGCAGGAGGCGCAGGCGGCGCAGTGAACGATATGTTTCCGCTCATCGACATGGACCCGCTGCCGCTGATGACTGTGCTGCTGGCCGCCATGCAGGTCAGCCCACTCAATAGCCATGCGAGAATCGTTTTCATTCGTTTGCCTGTATGCTAATACCGGATGGCGCTGTTATTGTTGGCAGTCACGGCGGATTCTGCCTCCTGTTCCCAAGCAGTGCATCGAGCTTATCCCGTGTCGCGTTCTCATACGTTTCAATCCTGACGAGGCTCTCGTGGATCGTCTTATACTGCGCCTCAAGCAGTGTTATCCGCAGAATGGCCTGCTGCGTCTGTGATGCCAGCTCGCCGTGGAACCTATCATTCTCACCAATCTCCCTCCGCACCATCCACCCGATGATGCCAAGCAGTACCACAACGATCCACAGCGGAAACGAACCCTTCCACCATTCATGCTCTAACCCAACCCGCATTGGATGTTCTCTCATTTGTTAGTCTGGATTGCTCCCAATAACACTTGCCGATACCCTAAACTTGTCGAAAACTGCTGTATTGTTGGCGGCCTGAACAGAGCAAATGTCAGGTTGGCTTGCTCCATTTCCGTTTGCTATGGAGAGAGTTGTGGATCCAGGCTTTGTGGTATTGCTAGAGACCCATAACTCCAACACACCATCAGTGCCAGTGCTCTTGACCCAATGCCACCACACGTAGTAGAGAGCGCCATCAGTAATAGTCCCGCCAGTTGTAGAAACGGTGCCGTGGGAGACCCTCCAGCTCGTGCCGTAGTTTCCAATGGTTGCCATATCAGCAACCCCGATGACGCCGATTTCTGCATACGAGTAATTCCCCGTGTCGAGAAAACGCACCATAAAAAAACCGTAGTATTCGTCGGCCCCAGTTACATTTGTGTGGGCATACGCAAAATTACCGTACGGTAACAGGCAGCTCTGCGACCCCTCCATGTTGTTCGTCGCAAATTGCTGGTTTATGGTGGCCGCGCTCTCGGTCCACTGGTTCGTGACACTCTCGAAATTCTGAACCACCAAATAAGCAGCAGGAGCAGCCGCCGTGCTCGGAGGCTTGGCTACCGTAACAGCATCAAGCAACCCGAAGTGCTGAGCACCACAGGTGCAAGCTAGGAGCAATAGAAGGAGCCACTTCACTTGATAAGCCTCCACACAACACTTGTCTGCATGTTGCCATACACACCAAGTGTCATCAGTGCCTTCCACCCGTTGGTGACGGTGAACGACACGGCATCATCGGGGTTCTCCCAGCTTGTTGGGAACGTCACCAGCCTATCCGACCCATTTGCATTGATGAGCATTGTGCACTGCTTGAACTTGTTCACATCAGTGCCAGTGATTCCGGCGAATGTGATCGCACCTGCTGCATTGGTGTATTGCACTGTTCGGTCGAGATCAACCGTGTCCCCGTTGAGCGCAGCATTCGTGCTATAGACGATGGTCTTGTTCCAAAGGGTTTGTGCAAGGTTAGTAGTCAGAATACTATTCGTATCTGCCCAACCAGCCAGCCCATACAGCCCATTGTTAGTGGCATTCGCAGCAGCGCCAAGTGCAGCGTTGGTGTAAAACACACTCAACCCATTGGTGCTCCATCCACTGAACCCATAGAGGCCGTTGTTTGTTACACCATTAGCCTTCAACCATACCACATTAGAAGCGTAGTCCACAGTGTTACTCATCTGCAAAGACACGGCATTAGTAGTGATGCCACTCCACGAATAGAGATTATTGTTCGTGGTATTGTATGCCTTTAGCCACACCACATTCGAGGCATAATCAACGGTATTGGACATCTGCAGAGAAACTGCATTTGTTGTGATTCCTGACCAACTATAGAGGTTATTGTTCGTTGTATTATAAGCTTTTAGCCAAACTATGTTCGATGCATAGTTTACCGTATTTGACCACTGGGCAGAACTCGTGTTAGTTGAAATGCCACTCCACCCATAGAGGCTGTTGTTAGTGCTAAGTGCATTCGTGATTCCAGCACCACTACCGTAGAAAGCACCACTCCAGCCAACGCTTACCGAGTTGTTTGTGAATCCAACCCCGTTGATCTTGCTTCCGTTCTGGCTCACCATGTTTGTCCCTGTGCCAATCTTGTAGCTCAGGCTCGACGTCCCATCCTCCTCCCCAAGCTGGCTCTTGGTGTTGATTCCAATGATGCCAACGGTAGGGCTTGCAAAATGTATAATACCAATCTCTTGTTTGAAGCTAGGATGTGCTGGTGCAACATTCGTCAATGCTCCAGCAACTGTGTCCGACACATAAAGAACATCTCCCTCAGCCCAGGTTGCATAGTCAGTCTTCAGGTCAACCATCTTGCCCACCACCATGAACTCGCCAAATGCGCTATCGGCAACGGTAGCCGTAGCAACTGCCACAACCGGCATCGTCGTATCAGAATCAGCCCTGGCGAGTTTCACATTGGACCGAGTCCCAGTGCCGCTAAAGATATACACCGCCTGCCCCTTCGTGATCGGAGCACCCTGGACATTCCGCAGCACCCAGGTGATGTCACGGTTCAGCCGTTTCCGAATGCCCAGGTCGGTGATGTTCTCAAGCTGCACGAACCCGTTGTCATCGTAGCTGTAGGTTCTGATTATCCCAATCGGTGGTGCGGTTGGCACAACAAGGTTGGTTGGGAAATCTAACATGTAGATCGAGCCTGTTGTCGTAATAGTCACCGGATCAGTGAAGTAGTTGCTCTTGGAGAACCAGTTGACCATGTTCGTTCGGGCGAAGACGCTGTTGTTCGTGGCGTTGTTCGCAGCAACCCAGACCACGTTGCTAGCATAGTCAACCGTGTTGGACATCTGCAGTGAAACGGCGTTTGTGGTAAGTCCGCTCCAGGAGTAGAGGTTGTTGTTGGTGGCATTGTGTGCTTTCAGCCAAACGATGTTTGAGGCATAATCGACGGTGTTGCTCCACCAGAGTGACACATCGTTCGTGCTCCAACCAGAAAATGCGTAGAGTCCATTGTTGGTGATGTAGGTGTAATCGGTTGGCGCATTCCACACAACGCTCCCATCTGCTATCGTCACCACCGTTCCATCTGCTGGCACCCCATCCACATGATTCGTCTTCAGCTTGAAGTTGTTGCTGCTGCCAAGGACAGCATTAGCAGCGGCGTTCGACCAAAACAGCGACACCTCATTCGTCGTCCAGCCGCTCCAGTTGGTCAGATTGGCTGAGCCATACTGAGTTACCCAGGCGTTGCTTCCAGAGACCCCAATCGCTGCATTCGTCATGCTCTGGAGGCCAGCGCCATAGATGTTCGTGGCGTTCACCGAATTTATTGCGTTCGTTGCAGTTGAACTAACCCCCACTGCATTCACAGCCGCCGCCACTGCGTTGCTATTCGCCAGAAAGAAGTTGGTGGGCACAGCCAGGAACCCATTCGTGTCAGCTCTCACCGCTATCGGGGGAGGACTCGTCAGAGCCGCTCCCATCGCAGCCGTGCCCACCAAAAGATATAGCAGCCACTTCATACTTCAACCCATCTATCCGTCGTCGGAACACCCGCCTCGAACACAGGAACCCTGGCGTACCGCTTCCCATCAATAGGATTCAAAAAGCTGCACGGGGCGTCCGCCTGGACCCAATTATCCGTCAGCACCCCATCGACCGTTAGCGGCTCGTTCCTCACAAAATACCCATTGATGTGGTCGTAGAATACGTTGTCTCCGTTGACCACCCGGTTCGTCACCAGCAACTCTCCGCTAGCATTGACCACCTTCACTCGTTGGTCTCCTCTCCGGAGATGTAGTAGGCTACACCGGTCGTTGTCGCCAGCCCACTGATGATCGCACCCTTCTCCAAACGAAGCGGAGGCTTGCCCTCCAGCACGTCCATGAGGACATTAGCATCCAAGGAGACAAGTGGTATATACGGAATCCGAACCCCTCTAACAGTGATCCAGAACTGCACACTTGCACCAGCCGTCAGTGGCGTCACCGCCTGCAAAGCATCTATCTTGGAGAAAGCAAGATAGACCTTGTAGAGGGTCTGCTCAGTCGTGACGAGGTAGCCTGCTAGGGAGATCATAAACTAGGGCCAGAGGAACTTGTGTCCGATATTCGTCCCATCGTACATGAAAAGGCTCATGTGCCCGTTCGTGTTCATCATCAGAAAGTTGGTGCTATTCCAGCCAACCGTGTAGGTGCCAAAGTCGGCTGCTGAGATACCAGTTACGCCCCTATTCACAGGGGTGTAGATCACTCTGCCATCCACCTCAATCACACCAGAATCCGCAGCTCCCTTCGTTGTAATGCCGCCAGTGCCATACACAGTCAGATCACCACTGACCACCATGTTCACGTTGGAACCAGCCAGCGTGCTAGGAGAATACGCATTCGTCATCTGAAGCGTCTGGTCAGCAACCCCATATGTCTCAACTATGTTAGTGTGCCCTGCACTACCACCAGCCCCCAGGCCATTCGTAAGCTGATACCAGCTTGAGATCCAGTTAGTCGCTCCAATCCCTAGCTTGATCCCGTTTGTAGCCCACACCTCAGCCGAGAAGTTGGTGCCAGTATTGTGGAAATAGCCATCGTAGCCAGCGCCAGTCGAGCGAATATCCAAATTCGTCACATTCAACGAATCCATATTCATCGTGGAGAAGTAGTTGCTCCCAAGGTAGACATTCGTCCCCGTCCAAGTATAGATACCAGCCATATCCAAAAGGTTCGTTCCTCCGCTGCTGATGCCCCACTCACCATCGGTGCCAATGACATAGAGAGAATTGGCCGTTGCAGCAGTGTTAAGATACATGCTCCCCGGAGGCGCAGCGTCTAGTGTGTTGCTTGGAACATTCGTGCTATAGAACATCGACGGAAGCCCTATCGCAGCCGACGCATTCGTGATCGGCCTCACGCGATACGTGGTGAAGATGTTCCCAGAATACCGCACGTTCGTCGCATTCGGCTCGATGTAGAGGCCGTGGTCTGGGTGGTACAAAGCAACAGCCCTGTTCTCGATCTGCATGTTGTCGTCAACTGATACACCAGAGGACCCAGTCCGAACCTTGATTAGGCAGCTATAGTTGGTAGTGACCACAGCTCCCTGCAAGTTGCTAGGCCATCCACTTGCATTGAAGAACTTGTTATCCGAGACCGTGATGCCACTCCCACCTACCGCAATCGCCGCATATGCGCTCCCGTAGGTCTGTGGATCTGGCTCGCTGATGATGTTTCCAGAGATGAGAACATTCGTGACACCATTCAGCCGCACTCCATTCGAGTTCGTGGACACCGTAATCGAATGCGCTTGTACCGCCTTGATGATGTTGTTGGCGATGATGACGTTTTTGATATGTGAACGCTCAGCATTGATGTTAATGCCGTACGACGCTCCTTGCGCCGACGAATAGCTGACCACATTGTCTATGATATTTCCGGTGATCTGTATGTTCTCGCCACCATCTACGATGAAAGCGTTGGCTCCATAGTTTTCAGTGTTGGTGTATGCCAACACATTAGACACGATGTTGTTCCGAAACACGATGTTCTTGATCTCAGCCATTGTGGAAACTGGTGAGTTTACCATGTAGGGGATGTTCCAGGTCTTGTTATGGATGTTGTTCTCCGCCAGAACGTCGCTAATCAGGCTCCCGCCACTATACGACTCGACCTCTACATCCCGTAGGTTGTTAAAAAACTTATTGTTCCGAATAACCCACCGGCTCCCGATACCTGAGATCGCGGCTCCATCCCAGTCCAGCGTCAAATGGTTCGTGCATCCAATGTTCTGAAACGTGCAGTCCTCGATCAAAATGTCATGCGCCAGTCGGCCAGGATACAAGAACGTGATCCCATGCTCCGAGCACCCATCCAAGGTGAGCCGTCTGAACGTTCCATGCCCACATGCGTATGGAGCCTCCGGCCACCCTCTCATCAGGATAGCGCCGAAGTAAGCGGCGAAAGGCAGCTCCGACTTCCCCGGACCCTGAATCCACATGTCCTGAAACAGGAAGTTGCTGACATTGCACAGGGAGAAGCCGTTCCCATACCCAGTTAGGATAACCTTCGTAGATGGTCCACTGCCAATGATGGACACGTTTGTCACATCCGTGAGCTGCGCATGGGAGACAACCTTAGAGCCAGCAATGAGGATCTGCGATTCGTTGCTCGTAATAGGCGAGATGTAGTAGATCCCCGGCCCAACCGACATCGTCATCCCATTATTGGTCATGTACTTGAACGCATTTGTCATTGTCCTCCACGGCCTAGCAGGGTTCCCTCTGACTGCCGACGCATCGTTCCCACTCTCCATCACATACAGGATGTTCGTGCTGTTGATCGTGAAGTCATTCGTCCCTAGGTTCGAGATGTTTGTGACTAGCAAATCATTTACAAATAGGGTCTTCAGGTAGTTATTCGTCGTCCCACTGACGAGCCTAGTGTTATACACTATTGCATTCGACACCGTCGTGCCCTGCATATAGCCGGTATCTATGATCCCTCCCCGGAGCTGTGTGCCATTCGTCAACAGTCCTGCGGAGATATACGGAGTATAAAGCGGCGTATTCGACAGAAGGACTGTCCCCTGCTGAATGTTGGTGAAATTCCCATTGATCTTCCTTCCACCAACCGCTCCGCTATCACCCGCCCCCGATGTCGTGTCGATGATATACAAATCCGCACACAAAGCGGATGACGCCATCAGGCTAATCAGTGCCGAATACCAGTTCATCTGTTCCAAAGTGTTGACTGTCCGAACCGAAGAACGCCCCATCCGTCGAAGGCAGCTCTTCTTCCACGTCCTCTCCCCAAACCCGTCTGCGGCGACATACGAGCTGTCTCCCACCCATCACTGCATAGCCGCTTCTCCGTGGCGCATTCCTTCGGAGCTGAGAAAGGCGCCCCTTGAACTTCTCAATCGCCAACGCCGCCTGAGGGTTCTTGATTCTCGTAAGGTAGGTAGCCGCCACGTAGTATACCAGCAGCAGATCATCCAACGTCGCCGTGATCGCCTCATTCCCATCCACAAAGTCTGTCACCATCCGCTGTCCTACGAACCTCACCGATGTTGCACTAGTCGAGACAGGCCACACCTCGAACTGCTGCACCCCACTTCCTTGCCAGTACCTCTGCCACTTCTGAATCGGCTCAGAGGTCTGGCCTTCGGAGAAGTCGTAGGTGTTATACTCGACTGTATCTATCCCATACCGAAGCGGCAGCCACGAGGAATTGTAGTACACCGCAACCCCCACCGGCCTATCGAAGTTCATCGACGGTGGGAGCTGTGCATACTGCGTGCTTGCCCCCACCGACGCATCGTACCGCATCTTCAGATGAGGCCAATCGAATTGGTCAGCGAGATCGCGCTGACCAAGGATGAACATACTAGTGAACGCCGTGTCCTCCGCAGTCACCACACTCAATGCGTTGCCGATCTCCGCTTTGAGGAGTGTCTTCAGAGTTGACAATGTCGTTCCGAGCATAGGTTAGCCCTTCTGTTTCTCCACCGAAGGCACCCCCTTCACCACAATCTTCACCTGCGCGAAGGTTTGTGGGAGCTTGGGTGCCTCGCCAGGGAATGCCTTTGAGAAAGCGCCCTTTGAGTACTTGGTCTGCAGCAGCGGCATCGGGTCCTCCTGAGTTTCCCCAGTGTATTCCATATCCACCAGCCCTCCGTCCTTCGGCTTGAACATGGTGTTTAGGACCACCGCCTCCGCTGGAGTCACCCCGGAGACATGAATGTCCCCGAAGCGTCCAAGTTTGAGTGTGCCTTTTGCGGTTTGCATATTAGGGTCTCCAGCCGATCATGTCACACCGCGTAATACATACCTCGTCACCAGCAGTATCATCCGCATTCTCCATGTAGAGACAATACAGTCGCTCAAACCCAGGCCAGCGATGGATAGGGACTGGGCACGTATATTGATTTACTCCTGTCAGTGTAGCTGGTGTAAACGTGACATTCCACACAGTTCCGTTAGTTACTAAAACATCTCGTCCCAATGTTTCATCACGATACCCTGGAACGAAACCAATGTTAACTGCCGCGTCGATAGCAGAGTAGCCTCTATACTCCACTACAAGAGTGCAGGGTGTATTGAAGTTAGTGCTGGGAATTTCCCCGAAATAGTTGCTAGGAAAAGCCGCAACTGACCACGTATAATTCTGACGATACGTTGGCTCTGTCCACTTTCCAAGCGCATCCGGGAACAACATCACCGATCCCAAAAGGTCCACTGCCTCGTAGCCATTTGTTGTGGAACTGGCAGCTACTGCAATACCTTGACCCGTAGAATTCGTAATGATTATTCCAACCTGATTGGACGCCGCTGAAATAGCAGCCACATGCGCAAAAAATGCAAGGTTGGTGACACCATCAGCAGTACCATCATCCAAGCGCAGACCTTTTGCACAATCCTTAGTCAGAAATGACTGGAAGTGAAAATCTGACGCACCAACTGTCAACGCCCCGAAGAGCGCCAAAAGTGTAATGAACTTTTTCATATTCTCTTTTTCCTTTCAGTGTGTTTCTCTTAGAGAAGCCTACGCACATTCGTAAACACCCTGCGCGTTGAGCTGGTTGCACTCCAGCGTCCCAGTCCAGAACATGCTCTTCAGCATGATGGCGTAGTCGTATGGGCGTTCAGGGAACGACAGCTTGTCGTCCTCCCCGTCCATCGGTCGGAGCCGGAGACGGCGCGTGTCGAGGATGTAGCACCGCTTCGACAGGCCTAGGTCATCCAGAGTCGGGTCATACTCGAACACGAGGTTGTCGAGCCGAATCGTCCCGATCCCGATGTCCTGCGTGCCGGTGAACCCTGTCTGCGTGTAGTAGCCCTTCTCATGGACTTCGAGCCGAAGCGCCTCAATGAAGTCGCTGCCGCATAAGGCTCTAGTCGGCTTCCCACCATACCGGCGAAGCTGAACAAGCTCTTTGCGAAGGAACTTCGTGAGGGTCTGATCCGTCGCGCTCGCTGAGATCTTGCTCGCTCCGACAGCGGCACGATGTCTCCACCACGTGTGATCCGCTCTCACCTGACCTCCCGTGGTGCCCACAGCCGGTGTGTCCGTCAGAATCGACAGCACCCCCGGAACCTGATCTGAGTCCTGGCTCCCATCCTTCCAGAACATCAGGTTCTTCGAGCGTGTCCACGATTCCATGAAGTCGGCATACCGATCTTCGAGAAGGTCTGTCAGGACAGCCAGCTCAGCCTGACTGTGCCGAGACACCCTGTTTCCATCGTTGATCGTGATGCCGCTCTTCTTCAGCTCCGTCCAGGTGATGACAAGACCCGCATGGACCTCTTTCCACTCGTAATACACCTTGTGGATGTGATCGCTCTCGGTGAATTGCAGCACCTCTGCCTCAGTGTACCCTGCGAAGAACGTCGCATGTGCAGCCGTGCCGCCGCTATACGCCGTGTTGTCAATCATCCAGTCACCAACCACGTTGGAGACCACATAATCCTTACCCGCCGGAAACGTCTTCTTCGATGAGTCCAGGACCCGCAGAAGCGGTTTATCCTGGATGTTCTGCGCCAAAGCTGGTCCGCGTGCGTACCAGTCAAGCACAGCATTGGCAACGTCTGTTGCCTCTGTATTGTTGAATGCCATAAACTAATCTCCCGTATGTTTTCGGTCAGCCCATTGGGCCACCTCCAGAGCACTTTTGAACTCTGGCATAACTCGTTTTGCCGACGCACCATTGATGCCTCCCTTTACAGGAGGAGGCTTCGGAACGAGACCCGTCACCCTCTTCGAGATCGCCGCTAGCGCCTGTTCTGCTAGTGCTAACGCTTCCTCCGGGGTCCTCGGTGGTTTCTCATGCACCAGCGCGATGAACCTGTCGGTCACAAGATCCGCTTTGGACTTGTAATCGGGGTCGGTCACCATCTTCTGCTGCTCCCACTGCGTCACGGCGGCACGCATCCTGGCGTTCCTCTCCGCCGCTGCAGCTTCCTGAGCCTGCCGATGAGTCATCTCTTGCTTCCTCTCGGTCGTCTGCAACCGTGAGCGAAGAGCCTGTAACTCTTTCGCAGTGTCCTCATCCACCAGACCATCTTTGACCTTCTGCGCCAGATCTGGGGGGAGCTTTGCGCCTGTGTAGCTGTCCAACGCTTCAAGAATCGGCTGAAGCTGCTTCCTAGCCTCCTGCGGGTCGTTGTTCAGCAGCGCAGCCATTCTCAGCGCGTCCTGCACCATCGTCTCCGTGATGCCGAATCGCTCACAATACTCTGCCTGCCGCTGATACTGCTCCGCTAGAGGCTTCACATCTTCGAGCTGTCTTGTCGCATCGGCCAACTTCTGCTGCTGCTCTTTCCACCTCGGGTGTTCGTGGAAGGGCACTTCCTTGGATTCGGCTTCGTCCTTGGACTCTGTCCCTTCCTCGGCCTTGTCAGAGGGTTTTTCAACCTCCGGCTCGGCCTTCTCCTCTTCGACGGCGACTTCGCCATCATCTCCGTGCTCTTTCAGAATCTCCGCGAGTTTCGCATCGAGTTCTGACCTGTCGGGGGCTGGTGACTCCCCACTCTTAGCACCATCTGGCTCAGGTTTGGCACTCTCGGTGCCCTTAGCTACGGCTTTCTCCGCTGACGGGGCGGCCTGTGCGTCTGGCGAAGGTGACGAGCCTCCACCGGTGTTAGCGTCTGGCGCACGCAGGGTGCACCATTTTGTGTGTAACCACATAAAAGCTATTCGCGGACGAACATTCGGAGATACGCATTCGTGGTAGCGGCTCCGCAGAGGTTCGTTCCAGCGTAGACGGCAAAATACGCCGCCGACGGGCTATAAATATTCGGTGTCAACGACGCAGCCGTAATCGACTGCACCCAGTTGGTCGTGTCCATCGTTCCGGACACGTTCTTCCAAACAGTCCAGCCGTTGCTGCCGGTGTAGCTATAGACAAGGGTCAATGTGCATACGCCAGCAGCAGCCGTATTCGTGCCGGACCAATAGGAGGTAGGCACAGGAGCGCCTCCGGCTATTGACTTAACCCACGTTCCACCCGTGATCCCAACGACGTTGGTGTATAGCACGGTGCCATTCGCAGCAAGGATTCGCCAACTGGGGGTCGTATCCTCATACAGCATGTAGGTCGTGCTGCCATGATTCGTGTAGACATTGTCGGCAGCAACCCAGTTATATGTGCCAACCGCTGCCGCAGTGCCAGCACCAGCAACCACACATGCATTCGTGTCCTCATATGCGGCACCCCTGAATCCAAAGTTCAACACGCAGTTGCTCGCCATATAGTCCACCTGCACGGGGCCAACAACATGAGTGAACGTGTTGGACTCATATGTGCTAAGAGTCGTCAGCGTCGATCCTAATCCCTGGTGACCTGCCGGGATGCGCCCATAGAAGTTAGTCGGCCCTCCCCATTTCACCACCCCAGATGCCATCGGTGGCATAGTGCCATCGAAGAACGTATGGCATACGTAATGTGCGGCCTGCACCTGAAATGCCACTGCCATCAAAACAGAAACTATAGCTTTCGTTTTCATTGATTATGTCCCACTAGAGGCATTGGTGCCTCACTTGGTAATTGTTGAAGCGGCTGATCCGGGGAGGCCGGGGAGACTGGGAGTTGGGCACCCGCCAGGGGGAATGCGGCCTCTACGTCGAGTCTGTCGTCTAGCCGCTTGATGCCCTCCCTCACGAGGAACTGAGGATTCGCTCCAGCCTGTAGCATCAGGGGAGCTATGCGCTCATAGTTAGCAATCTCGACGGCCTTATTCGGTCTACCGGAGGAGGCGGCTTCTATCTCCAACAACACCTCGTTGGCGAACAACTCCTTGTTCATCTCGGACCAGGCAGCCCCTGGCCCAGCAATATTCTGGACGGTCTGCAATGACATGTTGAGCAATAGCGTTTCGCCCCCGGCTCTCGCTAAGTCAGTCAGCAGACCGTCCAAATCGTCCACGTTCGAGGAGGTCACGTTGAGCCGCGACTGCTCCGCGATGGTGCCCACCGTAGCCGTCACGTTCGACGGAGCCGGTCCCAGGTTCGCCTCCTGCTGACCAGTCGTGAACATGATGTCCTCTTTGATGACGCTAACGTCATAGAGGGTCGGATCGACTGGGCTATGTTGAATAGCCTGAAGCAAGTCTCCGACCTTCTGCCCCGGCATGAGGGACTGCATCTCGATGATGCCACTCGATGGGACTTCTTCAAGGGATTGCAGATCCTTCTTGGTCAGGGTTCCACTGACTGCCGTGTACTTCGGCCTGTTCGCCACCCGATGCCTTCGCAGCTCATCCCTCGTCCTGTTCCATTCCTTCTGCGCGCTCTTCATCAACTGCACGTCAGAAGGCGGATATATGGTCGCGTGATCTTCGCACTCGAATTCAACGTCATTGAGTGTGAGCGCAAACACGGGCCAAAACCGATGAAGCCGTGGTTCGACAGGGAGAGGAGGTGAAACATAATCGCTCCACCCATCCGCAAGGAAGAAGACGCTCTGTGTCCGCTTGTCGAACACTTCCCATATCGTGACCATCTCCTCGTCGTTTTCATCCGGCGACTTCCTTACCACGAGGGAGCCTCCTGGTTCAATATTAGTTTCGAAATACGCATTCGCCTCACGAACAGGCATGACGTACTCAATGGCAATCCAGGAGGCTCCGACGAAGTCTTGGAGGGCGGTACACTGCGGATCAACGATGACAGAAAGGGAACCGGGAAAGTCGAAGAGGAGACGCTCAGTCTTGATTCGGGACTCCGGGGGAGCTTGTAGGGACGTGGCCAACACCCTCATCTCCTCCACCTCCGGCGCTGTGGAGTCGATGTCACCTTTCAGGACGCGCTCTCCGAGTTCTTTCATCCTCCGGGCCAGCGTCAGCGTATTCTCATCCTGATTCCACATGAGGGAGGACTCGTATTCTCGTTCGAAGCGCATCCTCACGTATCCGACTCCGGCGATGACCGCCCTCCGCACGAGCCGCTTCATCTGCTTCTTGAACTCGGGTTCGTGCCGGTCTATCTGATACTGATACACGATCTCCAGGGTCTTAGCGACTCGGTCCAGCATCTCTTTCATCTGCTGTCCCTGCCAATAGTCTTCGATGATCGCCAGACTATTGACATCAGGAGCCATCGTCGCTCGCTCCACGGCTAGCCCCAGCGTCTCCAGCTTGCCGTCCCAGACCTGATAGTACATCCGTTTCCGAGGATTCGCGACGGCCTTCGGATTCTTCGCATAGAGCGAAGCCACCTTCTGGTTTACCGCCCTCAGCGTCAGGTTCGCGATATACCTGTCATCATCCAGCTCCCTCTGGTCTCCCCACTGGTAGCCCATGGCGAAGCGCATGTTGGACTCCATCCGCTTGTAGTCGGCTTCCCAGTGACGCTTCGCCCCGTGGATGCGTTTGTTCCACAAGGCCACTGTCGCCAGTATTGGATCTGGCGCATCCTCCGGGCGGCGGTCCTGGACCTGTGGTGCCTCGTTAATCGTCATAACTCCTCAACAGGTCATCCCTCTTCTGCCGATTCTCGCACCACTTGATCCATGCCTTGGTCAGGGTCTTTGGCAACTCCTCTTTGGCCTTCGGCGCACGGGCTGTTCCCAGCCTGTCGAGGCCCAACCCGATATAGGCAAGAGCGTCAACGAAGTCGTCGTGCTTCCCTGTGTCGAAGGCCAGAAGCTCGTGCATCGCCTCCGGCCACCAGTGTACAAACGTCGGAAAACGCACCATAAACATAGACATGCGACCCTGGATCGCACGGGCACGGTTCTTCTTGTCTCGACTGGGAGTGACATCCTCGACGCAGACATACGTGGCGGTCTCCTTCATCCGCTGGTGCAGGAACGGCCTGATGCTCCTGCTGATGGCGTCTTTCTCCGCCCACCACACGATGGGCTTGCGCCTCCGCATGAGGTCCAGCATCGAGTCCACGACCTGCGCCGTGTCGTCGCACTGCTGCCACCAGATGTCCGGCAGCACCCACACGACGCCCTCCGAGTCAACCCCAACGGGCAGCAGGCACGTCCTGTCGTTTCGCTCGCTCCTGTCCTTGTCCAGCGCATGGTCGCTCGCCACGTAGTAGCGCAGCTCCTTCGGCAGGTCTTCGAGCTTGTAGCCCACGAGCCATTCCTTCTTGAAGAACGACCCCTCCTCCGCCGCCGGCTTCCCCTGGTAGAGCGACATGAACACACGGGGCACCTTCCTGGCGTCGATCTCGATCTGTTTCGTGAAATACTCAGGCCACAGCCGCTGCCCAACCTTCCTCCCCAGGACATCGCCTTTCTCAGCGATCAGTGGGACGTGGACTACGGTCCATTCCTGCGCCTCGTTTTCCAGGAGCCTGCCAGCCAGGTCGTCGGTATGCCATCTGGTATTATGGACAACGACGCCATCTGCCAGAAAGCATTCTGTCCCCTGCACAGTAAGATCATAAACCCGCTGCCTTCCGGCAGGCTTTACGGATCTAACAGCATCCCCAATGAATGGTGTCTCGTGTTGTTGCCAAGGATTGAACTGCAAGTTCACATTCCTGGCGATCTTGGCTTCCTTGCTGTTCGGGGCTTTAATCTCGCTGGTGTAAATGGAAATGTTGCTAACATCATAGCCAATCCCCCTGGCTAATTGCCTGATATCAGCAATCAATTCGTAATTGCAGGAACCAAATGTCCATCGTCCTTTTCCATAGCCAGTGCTAAATATGGCACCATCCGCGAAATTAAATCCGCTCAGAAAGTGCTGTCGCACTTCCACGGGTTCGCTAAATAACCATAGCGGCAGTCTCTTTGTGTGTGCATTACCTGTTAGACCATGTTCTGCCAACCACCTTCCAACGGCCTGTATCTCTGTTCTAAAATAGCCAAACTTTGTGAATCTTGGCACAATGCCAAAGATGCTCTTGAAGTATGATAGCAAGAGATCCTTGTCGTCCAAATCCAAGCTGCAAGCTGCGCATGTTACGTATCCCCGTCTTGGATAATACTTATTCCTGAGCTTGTTAAAGTTCTTGGAGTTCCTATATGTCAACCAGCCATCTCCAAACATATAGCCTAAAAACCAAGCCTGCTCGTTGCTTATGCTGGGAGGATGCAGAAAGCTTTCAAAGCGTCTTGAGGATACTAAAAGATCCCCCTTTTTAAGTTCTCCAGCCTTGACCCACCCTGTTGCGCCATCTTTAAGAACCAAGAATGGATGTCTGGCATTGGAAATCACCCTGGCGTGACCAGTTCTGACCTCCAAAACATCATCCTCCCCCTGATCGACAAGCGCAGTAACCTTCCCTGGAATGTGTTTTCCGCCTTGATACGACGTCACGAAGTCACCGACCTTAATATTCTCCAAATTTTTCCATGAGCCATCAGCCATCGTAATCTTCGTATCACCCGTGAGGCACTGGATCAGGACCACCGCCGCGTCCGGCTTGAGCCGCGTCCGAAAATCAGTCACATACCAGTCCCAGAGCTTGTCCCTGAAATTCTGGCTGTCGGCGTCCTCCTGCTTCCCTATGGGGTCGTCTATCAGCCCCAGGTCGGCCCTTCTGCCGGCAATACCGGCCCCAACGCCGGCGGCGATGTATCCGCACCCAGTGGTCGTCTCCCACTTGTCCACTGCCCTGCTGTCATCCGACAGGTCGTATCCCAGGAACGAATGGTGCAGCGATATCAGGTTCCTGCACCTTCTTCCGAAGCCGCACACGAGATCCGCCGAGTGCGAGCACGACAGGATCGACAGGCCCCTCTTCTGCGCCAGGTACCACGGCGGAAACAGGATGCTCGCGTAGCTGGACTTGGCGCTCCCAGGAGGCAGCACGAACAGGAGTCGCCTGATCTTCCCAGCGGCAACGTCCTCCAGCTTCTCGATCAGGAGCCTGTGGTGCCGTGCCGGCTCGAACCCGCAGTGTACAGCCCACACCGCCAGGCTCCCCCGGATGAACCGGGACGCCATCTCCCCCCTGGCCGCAGCTCTGGATAGCCCACTCACCCGGTCAGCAAATTGGGAACGCGATTTTCAATCTTCTCCGCCCTCTGCTCCTCCTCCCGTTTTCCGGCCTGTATCACCCGCTCCAATTCCTCGTCGCTGAAATTGCTCAAGTCCCCCCGGCTGACCTCCACCTGCTGCTTGGGCTTGCCCAGATACCGGTCCAGCAGGTCGCTCGCGGCGGTCCTCTTGACGCTGTTGTTCACGCGCTCCCCGGTCATCAGCTCCGCCAGCACCCGGATGCACTCCGGGGCGTAATCCTGCAGCATCCGGTCCAAATACCCCCTCGAATCCAGGGCGATCATCTCCGCCGCGATCTTCCTGGCCCACGGCTGCCTCAGCAGCTTGTAAACGGAACTCTTGGGCTTGCGCATCCGGTGCGCCACCTCGATGACCGTATACCCCATCGAGCACAGCCACAGCGCCCTCCGGTGCCACGGCTGCTCCCTCATCGACCACTTCATGGTCTCCTCGGGGCAGTAAAGCTCCGACAGCAAGTTCTTGCGGATTGCCTGCTTCTCCTCCTCGGTCTTTTCCGGCTTAACCCCGACTGACGGTTCACTAAGCATCATCCGCCAACTACTCCTCTGCCCGATATATGTCAAGGGATTACTTTAACGATAAAGTAAGGGGAAAACATACAGAAGTGGGTTCCGAGACTGCAGAACGGGCCTCTGGAGAGCGAAAAGTGGACTCTGAAATGGAACCAGAAAAACCGAAAAGGACGAAATTTCGTCCCCGGAAATTCGCTTCTAGTCGAAATGGGGTAGAAGCGAAATTGGGACATTTAAGGATCGAGCATTTCGCTAAGTGTCCACGTTTCCGAGGTCAGGGAGGTTCCATCAACTACCATCAAGTTCCATCAGATTACATCAGATTCCGCCATGGCGGCTCGTGGCGGTTTAAAGTGGTTACCAGTTCAGACCGGTGTGGTAAATCAGGGTGTGATAAATCACACGGAGAGCTGCAGGAGGTCTGCAACCCAGGACAGAAAACAACTGGAGAAGAACCGTCCGAACCGTCCGTGATTGTATCGGCCATCCCGTTCCCGGACGCTCCGGACGGGTCTGGTAAACTTTGTTTCGGATCTGGCGCAAGGGAATTGAGACAGGGACAGGGAAGCTGAAGGTGGTGAAAGCCAGCGCGCCTGGAAGGATGGCATTCTGATTAAAGGGGAAGGCATTTAGGAGGGTGATGTAGACCGAATGCGTAGGTGATACGCAATGGGAGGGAGAGGGACACGTAGTTATACGCATAGGAGGCATTGTCCATAGGTAGGCAAAAATTGCCTAGCAGGTCGAATTTTGGTGCGGGAGGGGGAGGATGGGACCCATACTAGCCGCTCTCGCTCGCGTTTAGGGGGGGGGCGGTGGGGGTCGGGTGTCAGCCTGCGCCGCGTCCGGGCGCGTCCTGGGCGTGCGTGCGGTCAAGAATCCAGCCGCCAGCCCTGGCTCCGGTCCTGGGTGATCGGGTATCGCCTCCGCAACCACCTGGTGGTCGGGCGCTTACGCAAGCAGCGCCGAATTATGTCGCACAATACTGATTATATCTACTTCGTTTGTGGCTCAGAATCAGGGCTTTCTGACTTGGCATATAACCTGGCGTTTCGTTGCCGGCGCTGCCCAGGACCGCCCCCATTCTCAATATGCCTCTTGCTCAGTAGGCCGACTGATGGCTTTGAATTCCGCCGCTTCCTCGGTGCTTCCAATTAAGAGCCTGATTCCAAGGCACTTCGCACTTCGTAACATTCACGAAACCTTATCACCTCGGAACCCATTGATACGCAACCTATTAACTGGAAGCACCTTGGAAGCACTGAGGAAGCACCTACGTTGCCTTGATTTGCAGGCACTTACGTTAGGCAAATCTTGCCTACCACCGAATTGGGAACTAGAGACCACCCAGACCGCCTGCGCGCCCTTACCTGGTTTCAGACTGCGGAGGAGGTCTTATAGACCGACGGAGCAGTCAGTTGGAACTTCAGAGGAGGCATCTAGTGGATACAGATCCCAGGACCGCTGGTCCTGTCGCCCGGCAGGCGACAAGCACACTCCGTTGTTTCGGCCCACATATACAGTGGGCCTAGACGTAATTTGAGACCGAAAGGTTACAAAAACTTTTTTCTTTTTTTGTAATCGGTAAGCAGAAGTCCCAAGGGCTTGATTATTAGCCTCTTGGGATCCTTTTGAAGGAGTTTGAACGTGTCTATGCTTAGACACTCGCGGTTTTAGCGCATCAAACGATCGACTGCAGAGTCGAAATCGTCGCGCAGCGGAACGAGAACGGCGACGTGCTGTGTGAGGCCTACGTCGTTCCATCGGTAGCCAACAACGGTGCTATCGGGCTGCTTCATCCATCTGATTTTGGATGGGGGGAAACTATGGGACCAAAGGATATACTTGGCCATCGATTTTGCCGGCTTGAGGCCCTTGACCAGGGTCTGGTGACCGGAGGTGGTGATGACCAAGTATGATTTAGTGACGTACATTTGCCTAGGGTGACGCAAGTGAGGTGGTCGATTGCGTCACGGCTGGCTCCTTTCGTACTCCCAATCCCGTTCATCCTGGATCTCTGAGGCCAGGGCGACAGCCTGCCGGCAGGAGGTGACCGGAATGCCGTAGCCGCCGGTACAAATGACCACCTCACCGGGTGCGGCTGGATTGCGTTCAATCACCCCCACGGCGTGCCGGAGGTTGCGCCGCCGGAGGGCGGCATCGACTCGTTTGACTGTGGTGCTCATCTCTTGATCCTTTCTTTAAACCTGTTTTCTGTGGTCTGCAATCCATTTTACCGGGTCTTCGATTCCAGCGCAGGCGTTCACGCATTCGACAATTCGACGGGCGTTCGCGATTTGATTCTCCGGCCCGTTGGTGTTGTCGTAAATGTAGATGATCGGTCCCCAATGGTAAATCGAAACCGAGTGTGTGACCGGGCAAATCTCACCGGTGGTTTCCCACGGTTCTGGTGTGTGTTTTGGTGTTTTCATGCTATTCCTCCTCCCAAACGAACGTGACCCCAACTTGGTTCGCTGGATATGCGACATATCTACCGTCAGCCCTCTTGAGAACGATTCTCCCGTCAAAACCGGGACCCGGTGGGTCGAATCGAATAAAGGTCATTTGTTGGCCCGATCGGTCACGCACCTTGTCCGCATTAATCAGAGGGCAACCGTTGTGAATGGCAAAGCATCGTTTCATAACCCAAAGTCCTCCATCATGGCCGCAATGGCATCCTCGTCATTGCCCAGGACATCGCACAGAGCCGCCTTCATGGCGACCTTGTCCATGTTCGGCTTCGCGCCTTTGGGGCAGCAGGGGCATTTCAGGAGGAAGTAGACCGATGCGCCGAACACGTAGCCGGCCTCCTTGAATGCCGCCCGATACGCCGGAGAGAGGCGCTGTGCGAGCGGCAGGCTGAACCAGCCCTGCTTGTCTGTATCGGACAGGTGTGTTTCATGTATCGCGTCGTGCCTGAGATGGTAAATATCCCAGGGTTCGCCGCATGTTGAACAGTGCACATCCATATTTATCCTTTCTGGTTTGTGGTTTTTCAGTCGATATACCCGCACGCATGACTGTAGCCGACAATTTCTGATTGCCTTGTCACGCGCCATTCGCCATTGCGGAAAACAAGGTGGTTCTTGGTTCCATCGGCATACGTGATAGTGCAGCGATTGCCGTGAATTGTTACTGTGCTGTCGTGTTCAATCAGCTCAGGGGGAATTTCTGCTGTATGTTTCATGCTATGTTTTTAGTTTTATCGTTTACCGTAGCGCCCAATATATACGCCATCGCTGGCGTATCAAGAAAAATCTTGCATTGCCTTCAACTTTCTTTTTTGCATTTGGCACAATACCAGCTTGCCTTGACAATACGCCAACGGTTGTGTATGACAAGCCCAAATGAAATCTAAGAACAAACACGCGGTCGCCCTCGGTCACTTGGGCGGTCGCGTCCGGGGCAAATCCAAGGCCAGGACCAGCGAACAGGCGCGAGCCGCCGTCGCCGCTAGGTGGGCGAAGCATCGCCGGCAGCACCCGGCATGAGGCGGCAGAAGCGGCGCGCCTCGTCCTGGGTCATCAGGGCCAGGTAGTGTCGCCGGAGAATTCGCTCCGAGTGTCCCAGAGCCAGGGCGACCTCTGCCAGGTTGCGCGTCGTGGCGACCATGATGCTCGCCGCTGTGTGCCGAGTGATGTCCCGAGGCCACGAGGTCCAGCGGAGCACCTGCCGTAGCCTCCTGATGGTCCTCCGGCGCGCCGTGGCGTTCCAGGGCAGTGTGGCACCCATGGTGCGGCTCAGGGCCAGCCAGGATGCCGCCAGCGCGTTTAGGGGCACGATCCGACGCTGGCCGACCTTGCTTGTCTGGGCTTCGACCCTGACGATCCTCTGGCTCAGGATGTCAATGGCGTTCCAGGATGTCCTCTGGGCCTCCTCGGGGCGCAGGCCAGCGAACGTGGACAGGGCGAACCAGCACAGGCCGGAGGGCGAGTGCCGGCGGAGCCAGACCAGGCACCTGGCGCACTGCCACCATGTGAAGGCCTGCGCTGGTTGCCGGCGGTTGCGGATCGGCTCCAGCTTCAGGCACGGGTTGGCCGGCATGTAGTCGCGGCGTACCGCGAACGAGAACAGGGCGGAGAGCCGTGCGCGCCATGTGGACCGGGAGGCCGCTGCCTTGGTTGCCATCCAGTCCTCCAGCTCAGGAAGGCCGATGGCGCTGATCGGGGGCGAGCCGGCGCGAAACGTGCCGCGTTTTGTCCGCGACAGGAATCGGTCGAATTGGAGGAGCATCGCCCGAAGGCCGACGAGGTAGCTCCTGCTGCAGCCTGCGAGCGCCTTTGCACGGAGCAGCTCCTCGATCACTTGGCCTACGGTCCTCTCGTGCGCAGAGGCCGTTGGGGTCTCCAGCGACCAGTCCTTGGTGATGCGCTGGAGTGCGGAGAGCATGAGCACTTCCGATTCAAAGAAGCGGCGAATCCTGATACCAGGTGACCTGCAGTCCAATTCCCAGCGGATGTTGTTGTGACGGAGGACTTTCCTTGTTGTGACCGACCGTAATCCGTTACCACTTTTCTGGTAACGCGAAGAAGGCGAAGAAGCGTAACGTGGTGCGCGATAGAGGAATTGAACCTCTGACCCCTTCCGTGTCAAGGACTTCCGCTGTTTGGCGGTCTTCTGTTTATCCCCATCTTTCGGATCGCCAACTGCCGCTTCTCCACGATCTCTCGCGCCACCTCCAGGATTGATTTTCGCACGCATCGGTTGAGGAGTTCACTTGCGGTGCTGCCGGTCGCCTCCTGCGCCTGTTCCATCATCGAGCGCACGTCGGGATCGGGTCGCATAGCAATTGTCTGCTTCGGGCCAGCCATATGGAAAACAGAAACCTGATTCATAAATTTTGCAATGATTTTCTTCAATGTTTACAGGCAATATTACGCCATTTGTTAACAAATGCAACAGGCCGACCTAAATTTCCGTTGACTGCTGCCGATGGTTTTGTTAACAAGTTAACGCGATGATGAGATACAAAGATGCCAAAGTGCCGAAAGTCATCGGGTGGAGATTGGAGCCAGACATCCAGGCGCTGCTGATGAAGTGGAGAAAAGGGAAGGAGGAGGTCCCATGGTCCCGGTTGATCCGGCACGCGGTGCTGATGCACCTCCGACCCATCGCCGGCAAGCGATACTCCCACCTCTACAAGTATTATGACTGACCAGACTCTCACCGGCAGGCCAGAGAACACCGTTCGCCTCTGGCAGAAGGCGGAGGTGGGTGGCAGGTGCCAGTGCCCTGACTGCCTGAAGCTCTGGACCAGGGGACGGTGGGATGAACCGGGCCCAGTGTGCCCTGAGTGCATCGTTAAACGGAGGATCCAATGAAGCATCGCTACGCTGGTGTCCTTATATCACAGAGGAGGGAATACGAGATCCTGAGACGCACATCCTGTGCGCTAAACCCACTACTCGCGATTGCCATAGGGGCAGCAGTTGCGAGCTTCCTGATCGGATGGCTCCTGCTCTAGGAAAGGTTATTGAATGAGATTCATTTCAATCATTGAGGATTCAGGGCGCATCTGGACTGATTACGCCGTCGTAGACACTGTTCGATTTATTCGGATTGCTAGGTGTTCTGATATTCGGGATGCCGAGACAATCGCTGCAGTATTGAACATTCACTATCGGGAACGTGAATCCAAACTGATTTCCGAAGGGGTATCTCATACAGACTGACAAAGGAGCTAATATGACCAAGAAATTCCTGTGGACCATCAAGGTCATTAAGCGCGTCACCGTTGCGGCAGATACCTCAGAGGAGGCCATGGACCAGGTCTACGAGGATGATGGCAGTGACGCTGAACTCACCATCGAGGACTGCCAGCCCAATGTCCCCCCAGACGAAGATCGTTAGATAACAAAAAGGCCCCCGGAAGACTCGGGGGCCTAGCCAAGTACCACCCAACACATGAGGACATAATATGGACACACCAGAGACAAATAGTCAAGCACTGACAACAACCAACAGCACTATCACTAAGGCGGTCGTGCCCATCGGCACACGCGGACTCGTCCTGTCTGATCTCGAAGGCCTGTGGCGATTCTCCGTTGCCGTTAGCAAGAGCGGCCTTGCGCCTAAAGGAATCCAAAGCACAGAGGCCATCTGTGTGGCAATCCAGATGGGGCTGGAGGTTGGCCTGACACCCATGGCTGCGCTCCAGAACATCGCCGTCATTAACGGCAGGCCGAGCCTCTGGGGTGATGCGCAGCTTGCCGTCGTTCGCGGCACCGGGGAGCTGGAGGAGTTCGAGGAATGGTATGAGGACCGGGGAGCCAGACTGCCAAGGAATCCTGCTGATTACACAGACGCCACCACGGCAGTGTGCCGAGTCAAGCGCCGTGGA